CGGCGGGCGTTACTGATTATCTGTACCTGCAATATCTGGAGCGTGCCTACCACACGGCAGAAGCTAACCGCAAGATCGCGGCTGGGGAGGGCGGCAACCCCGACGGCAGTTTCAATAAATCCGATTTGGTCAACGCACTGAACTACATGGATCTGACTAACGAGGAACGCCGCGCATATTTCAGCATCGTTGCACCTACTTGGAAAAACCCATATTAACCGGCAGAGGGGGGATACCTACAACAGGTATGCCCCCTCTTTTTGCACTCGTTTAACAAGAAACACTGTCAGCCCACAACACGGCCCTGTGCAGGCACTTTTACTACACCGGAATATACTTTCATTAGTCACTGCCAAGCCACCGCCACAGCGCCTTATTCGCGGGCATAGAGAAAGCCGCCCTCTGCGTACCAGTACAGAGAGCGGCTTTCATCAGGAAGGTCTATCTTGCTCGCCTTCAATGGCGTGTGAAAGGGAGCCTTTATTCAATGCCCAAACGCTTGGAGATGTTTTCCATCAGCCGGCGGTCTGCATCGGTGACGGTCTCCATGTTCGTGACCTCGCTGCGGTCAAGGGGCTTGTCGCCCGCACTGTCGCGGACAAAGGTTGCGGCTTTGGTATCGCCGTCGATAGCACGCTTGATTTGGGATAGGGCGATGGCCTCATACAGGGTGATGCTTTCGCCCTTCTCCGCTGCAAGCTTCTGCGCGGTCTCGGTGATGTAGTCATCCGTCAGGGCGGATGTATCGCACTTCATGGCAAGGATCGCATCCAAAATATCATTCAGAGCCTTTTTCCTGTGGCGCTTCTCTGCCTGTGCAAGCTGACCCTTGCGGCGCACTTCCATCTCCCACGCCTTTTCCTCTGGCGTTGTTGCCGTGCCGAATGATTTCAGATTCCCCATACACCCCCAATCTGTGGATTACAGTATACCACATTTGCCGGAAAATGTCAAGCCTACGATGCTTTTTAAAGGGTGTCTGCTCCGGGGACTGGCATATATATAGGGGCGCTGGCTCGTTAGGAGACCGGGGGTTCCCCCGCATAGGGGGGATACCACCCCGCCACCCCGGGCCACCCTTTCCGGGAATCGGCCTGCAAAAAAAATAGGCCCCGCCGGGCCTTTGCCATAAAAAAGAGGGGAGCGCCGAAGCGTTCCCTCTCTAAGTTGTTGTTACCAATCAATATCTGGATAATCTGTTAGGGCATCTTCAAAATAAATTTCCCGTAATGCATCAATGGCATCCTCTCTGCCAATGGCGCGCAATTCGTCGACGGCGTCCGACAATAAGACATAGTTTTCACAAATATCGATTTGCCCATCTTTAAAGCCAGTATCATAATCTTCGCCATTTTCTTGTAGATGTTGCTTATAGCATGGGCCGCAGAGAAAACACTCTACATTGTTGGAAAAAGCACCCATATCTATTGCGGTGCTTTTTGGAATCGTTTCTTCGCAATTCCAACAGAAACATAAATCTTCTCCAACACCGGCCGCAATCTCATCCCTTGCTGCGCAGTCCCCACAGAATGGTGAACCGCTCTGCATTACATAGGTATCCGCAGAAACATCAAGAGCTTTTCCGCACTCGGAACAGTTTACAGAAGATGAACACGCAGATAGAGATAATGCGGTACAAGCTAAACATGCGGCAATAACTTTTATATTCATTGTAACCACCGTCAATATCTGTTGTAGATCTGCCCACGATTCCCGGCATCCACAACCCGCACAATCAACTGCCCGTTGTCCACCGTGTAGATAATGCGGTAGTCACCCACACGCAGCCGAAAGAAGCCCGGATGCCCTTTCATCTGTTTTCGGTCTCCCTCGTCGGGGAGTTTGGCGATTGCCTTTAAGACTCTGGTTTCATCCGGGCGCGGCAGCTTTTTAAGGAACTTTTGCGCGTCCTTCTCAATCTTGATTTGGTATTTCATAGCGCAATACCTTCCTGCGCCGCGAACTCTTCCAAGCTGATGCTTTCGTGCTTATCAGGCGAATCATCCTTTAGATAATCGTCAACCAGCTTTTCACAGAAACGATCATCCTCTAATTCATCGTCAAACTCAACGCCGCGCAGGAACATCAAAATAGCCTGCATCTTGTAATCTGGTAAGGTATCAATAATCTGCTTTGCCTGCTCTCTCTCACTCATAATAGCGCCCCCTTTACGGTTTGTCTTTGTTTAGCTGTTGGCTGATTGCTGCCACAATATACGCATTCAGGCTAACCCCCTCTGCATCGGCAGCGGCCTGTACTTCATCCTTTGTCGGGCTGGTATCTTTCTTTAATACGAGGTTTACACGGTCGTAGGCTTTAGCAATATATTTATTCACCGCTTTCTGACCTGCTTTTGTTGTTGGCATAATATCACCTCATAAATATTATACTCCCAATCGCATATTTGCGCAAATACAAAAGTGCACATATATTTGCGCAAATAGTTGTGCATTCTGCATATTGATATATTTGCGTAAATATATTATAATAAGACCATAGCAAGCGGGAACACCCCGCAGCTACAGCGAACCGCCGCAAGGCGTCAGGAAAGGAAGAGGTGAAAATGAAAACGCCCAGCGCAAGCGAACTGCTCGTACAGGAAACCCGCACGGCTGAACGGCTTCGGCTCTTGATGCTCGCCAACGAGTGCAAGACCATTGAAGAGTTCCGCCAGCGTTTGGCAGACCTGCTCAAGTAATAAGGGTGCCGGCCCTCTCCAAAGCACCGACACCCAAAAACAACCCGCCAGCGCGGCGAGTTCGCCGCCGTGCTGACATCTTTATTATAACGCAATGTCGGGAAAGGTCAAGGCGGACGTCAAGCGAAAGCCCACCAGAAACGCCAGACAATACGCGGACAGGATTGCAAGAACCGCCACAGAGCGTGCAGACAGCACCGAGCCCCCGCGAACCTTAACCCCTACAGCAAAAAAAAGAAAGCGCCCCGCACCAGCCGACCAAAGCAACCGCGAGACGCACCACATTAAGGGCAAGCCTATTATAGCATGGTTTGCCCCGCAAAGTAAAGGAGTATACCATGAGCAGTACCGAAATTTTGTCCCTCGTTGAACAGTACAAAGAAGCCCAGCAGCTTATTGAAGCCGCACAGGCCGAGATGGACGACCTCAAGCGCCAGATCACTGAAGAGATGACCCGCCGGGATGTGGACACGATGGATGCAGGCACCCACAAGGTGCGCTACCAGACCGTGACCAGCTCCCGGCTGGACAGCAAGGGCCTGAAAGCCGCTGCGCCGGAACTGGCAGCCCGCTTCACCAAGACCACCACGAGCCGCCGCTTCTCTATCGCCTGAAAGGATGGTTTGCAATGGAACTACTTGAAGAAATCAAGACCGCTGCCGATGACCTGACCGCTGATGAACTGGAAAAGGTTCTGCAATACATCCAGACCGTCAAGCACCGCCGCACGGCAGAATAACAACCACAGCTGCGCTATCAGGCTATACGGGCGCTTTCAGGAGGTTCAAACGCTAATGAATGAAATTAACCGCGCTGCCTATATCACGGCCTTACAGGGCCTGCTAGTAGCCGCTACGGATGCCCAACTGGACACCCTTTGGTGCACGGCAACAAAAATGATTCTTGAACAGGGGGAAACCGAGCAATGACAGATAAAGAGCTATGGGAACTGCGCCTTAGTCTTATCAAGGATGTCATGACACTGACGGACAAGCAAGTTCAGTACATCATCAACCAACTGAACGCCGCACAAGGCCCCGCCGGGGTGCACACGGAGGCTTTACCATGAAGAAAGCAATCTACCTTACCATTGCCGCGCTCGCGCTCCTGCTGGCCTTTCTCGCGGGCTGTGCGGTCACTATCCGCTGCGCCGTTCCTGTTGGTGCTGCGCAGAACACGAACGGCTATATCATCTCGTACCGCTACGGCGGTTACTGGCTCAATGAGCTTTACGAAGGGAGAACAGAACAATGA